GCATCCGGCTTCACTTTTGTGCCATTTTGCAGTGATTCAGATACCTTATGCATTATCTGGGATTATAATTTGTCACCGAGCACATAGCACCAGGCGTTGGGTGTAAATTGATTGGTGCCGGTCGTAGTTGGTCTGGATGGCCAGGACACGATAGCGTCGGTCAACGATACCGCAGCGGGGGTCGGTTACAGTGACGACGTCGAGGGGTTCCTGGCCGACGTTGGCGGGAACGGTGATCGAGGCAGCGTGGGCTTGCAAGGCTGCCTCTCGGAGTAGGGCATCGGCTCTCTCCTGGGCACGGGTAGCATCGGCAAGGTTGGGGTCGTAGGCTTGCTGGAGGATATCGATATCCTGGGATAGTAAACTCCAGTCCAGGGCGTCCTGAACGATACGGGCGTTAGCGGCGTCACGTCCCAGGGCACGGGAGCGAGAGATAGAGACAGAGCTAGAGTAGTGGCCAGACAGGACGGTGTGAGGCGGGCCGTAGGCGTAGCTGGAGGCCTCTCCTGGCAGCGGGTTCTTAGTAAAGGCGGTGTGGTCGTAGAAGACTAGCTGGTCTTGAACGAGTGCCATGAGGCGACGGACGGCGGTATCACCCGAAGTGCCGGGCTCGATGGTGAAATCGGGCAAGAAGTTATTGATGGCCGATGATTGGGGTCTGGCGGGCGTGTTAGAGAGGGTGATACCGGCACGGGCCAGCAATCGGTACAGGATTTGCCAGACTGAAGCAGGGTCAACGGCGGTCTGATTCCATCGCATCTGGAATCGGGCGTTCCAGCGGTCGAGAAGGCCGAAGCCGTCCAAGCAGTTGATGGTGAAGAGTGATGCGTTATGGGTTGACGAGTGTTCCCAGGAGTCTATCCAGCAAGAGGCTGCATGGGACGTTTCGGCGCCTGCCGGGGTGCGATAGCCTAGTCGGAGGGTAATTTCGGCGCGTAAGCGAAGCGAAGCAAGCTCACCCGCCCCTGGCGAAGCGAAGCGACCGGTGGAGTTGTCGAGCGTTATGCTCAAGGCGGGGCGTGCGCCTGCTGGTGAGCGGTGCTCAAGGGCAGTGATTTCATTGTCGGAGGTGAAGATCAGGGGTGCTGGCGGTATCCGGGGTGCTCTCCAGACTCCTGCGGGCATAGACAGCCAGTAGAAGTCCCCCGTGCTCTGCAAGCGTAGGCCGAAAGTAGGGGTGACGTCCTGCAAGAACGGTCTGGGCTCGGTGAAGGTGGCGTCGGACCACCATGAGCCTCGTGATAGATGGGAAAAAAGGGCTCTGGTGTAGGCTGTCATGCCGGTAAATCGTTCGATGGCGGTCACCCGGGTGCTTTCGTAGGACTGTGGGGTTGCTGGCAGATGGCAGTCGGGGAATTCGTAGGTGACGTTTTCGCCGTCGGGGGACATGAGGAAGCTGCGGAGTGCTTCGAAGTGGAAGGTGGGGGTGAGCGTAGTGCGGTAGAGGTTGAAGTGGTTATAGGGTGTTGCTGATTGCCGGCCTGCCAGAACGATATTGATTCGGTTCATGGATGCGTCAAAGGTAGCGCCGATGCCGAAAGTGGCCAGTAGGGGGTGGTTGCCGTCGTTCCAGTCGGCTGCGTCAACGGCTTGGGTGTCGGTATTGACCACCAGGCGAGCGATTCGGGCTGGGGTTGTGCTGCGGATGGCGAAGCAGACGACGTTGATGCCGGTGCCCCACCAGGCGGCGGCCATGGAGACGACCTCGGTGAAGGTGGAGAGTTGCGAGGTTGTCCAGGTGGTGCCGTGGTCATGGCTGAAGCGTCGCCACAGGACGTTGCCGGTGGTGCGGTAGAAGATATAGACACGGGCTCCCTGGGCTGCGATAGCACAAGGACCTGCGCAGTCGGTAGCGATTTGAGTCCAGGTGCCGAAGGGAGATCCTGCGCCAGGTGTGGTGATGCGCTGATAAAACAGGGCGTTACCGGTATCGGCCCGGATGCGGTGCATGTTTCCCGCTCCGTCGAAGGCGATGCCGTGATGGTTGTGGGGTTCTGTGCCGGTGTAGAGGCGAGTCCAGTGCAGTCTGTGAATTCCCTGGTGGAAGTCACGGACTTCGACCTGGATGAAGGGGATGCGGGAAGGGCGCTGCTGGGCGGCTAGGAGGGTGGGGCTGAGGGTTCTCATCGTAGTCGGTGATTAGGTAATTGAAAGAGGTGATTGGGTAATTAGGTGATTGGGTAATTAAGCTTAATATCCTAATAACCTAATAACCTAATCTCTCTTCAGAAAAAGACCTCCTTTATAATAGTGGCGATGGCAAGCCAGGAGAGGACACCGACGGCTCGACCCCACAGATAGTAGTGGTATTCGTCGGCGACCTGGTTGGTGAGGTCTTGGGAAACGAGCTTGAAGCGAGGTGGCCAGGGGCAAAGCACTTCAAAGAAGCCGATGATTAGGGCGTGCCATTCGCGGTAGCAGTCGAGAAAAGCCTTGAAGTGAACACCTTTTAACATAAGTCAAAAATTAAAGATAAAAAATCAAAATGACAGATAAAAATGCAAAAATGGGCAAAGCGGGTATTGCGGGATGTAGCGGGCGTCGGCTGGTTGAGCGGTCGGCTTTGAGGTTGTAGTTGAAGGCTCGCGACCGCCTGTTTGTGCCGGTGTCAATGCTTTTGTCCCAGCAAGTGACGCAGATGGGGCGTTTGCCGAGGTCTTCGTCCCAGTGCGTGGGCGCGCCGCAGCGGGCGCAGCGATAGTTCATTGAGTTAGTCATCTCGTGCTCTCCTTTCGGCGTGATGCGTGTAGGCTCTCTCGCCGAACCAGAACGTTATGAGCGGTATGCTTAATCCCAGAAACCAATCTGGCAAGACTAAGCCAGTAGTAACGGCATGAGCTATCACCGCGGCGAAGAGGATGGTCACCACTGGTCGAACGATGGCACGGGAAAGTGCTGAAAAAGCGTCTAAAGTGTCTTTTTTGGTCGGTTTTTGCTCATTTTCCACGTTCAAATCTCCTCAAACGGCTCTGGGAGGCTTAAATTTGCCTCTTTTTTCATTTTTGAGACATTCTATATGCTCTAATAACTCCCCTAACCCCTCTTATTTTAAGAGGGGGACTAGATAAGCACCGCCAGGGCGTCGGGAACGGGTCTTTTAGCCTCCTGGTAGTGCTCAGCAAGGTGTCGGGCGGTTTCAACGATGGTCTCAGGGGGTGCTGGGAAGGGTGTCCCGTCCGTTCCTGCTAACAGGGCAACGATATAAGGCATAATTACCCAGTCGACGGCCATGTCCGCCGTGTGGTGACGCAGTTTCCAGGTTTTGGGGTCGTCGGGGTCGCCGATGATGGCGTAGCGGAGGGGAGATTGGGAGATTGGGAGATTAGGTGATTGGGGTTCATTGGGTTTGTTGAGTTTGTTGCGTTTCATTGGTCCTCCTTTTATTCATCGGTAAAGAGCTGTCGGGTGATGTGGTAGCTAGAGCGGGAAGCTGATTTGAGCTGCTTGTTATAGAGCTGCAGGCGTTCTCTGCCCCACAGTTTATAGTTAGTCGTGCCGAATCGGCCAGATATAGTGGCTCTGTCCACAGTAAAGGCCGAGGCTGACATGGCTAAGTAGCCGGTAGCGCCTAAGACGATGATTTCATCATGGTGTGCTGGTATGGTGGTGGAGCCCGCGGCGATGGTGTGGAGGCGTAACCATCGCACGCGGGCATTAGTGCCGTCGCCTCTGTCTCGCATAAAGAGCCTGCCGGCAAAGCGCTCATGGCGCTGAATCGAGGGAGGCCACTGGCCGATGGGGAATTCCACAGAGACAACCTGTAGCAAGCCCGTAAGAGAGGTGATGATCAGCTCTTCGCTGCCTCTGGTGGTGGCGATGTCGGTTTGCTGTTCTTGCGGAGCGTGGACGGAGTATTCTTCGACGACTCGCTGGATAGCAGCGTCAATCTCGGCGTCGGTCCACCGCTGGGGAGCGGCGGTGTCCTGGAGGTCCTGTCGGACTCGGGTGCGCATTTCGACTAAGTTCATATCAATCAGAAGCCAGAATTCAGTCCTTCACCTTGTGAAGGACAGAATTCAGAATCTCTGTCTCTATCTCCTTTCTCTATCTCTAATATCTCCATTTAGTAGCTAGATAGTTGTGAAGGATTTCTTGAGGGGTTAAGGCTCGGTTGTAGATGCGGACTTCGCCGATGAGACCATGGAAATATGCTACATGAGCCATCCACGCCCCTATCCAGAGAGGAATGGTTGCACTCGTCAAAACAGCTGCAGCTGAACCAATTAATACGCCATTTCTAAAAAGTTTCATTGTTGGGCCATCAAACGTTCCAACATAATGAACACTAATGTTGACTGGCAGTGGGGTTGGGTCAATAACAGCGAAAACCTCAGTGGGACTCCTTCTAATATACAAATAAACTTGTGAATCAAACCTATGCCAAAAAATTCCATAACCACCTACAACTGGAAAATCGTATTTTCCTGCTAATAGTTGCCAGTCTCCCCTTCCAACGCCCTTCCTGTTTACCCAAATCTCAACAGACACTGCGGGAGGCCTCAAGGAAGGAGCATCAGGCACCTCAACATAATCATCCACTCCATCAAAACTTCTACCCTGTGGTGTCCAGGTAGAGCCTAAGTTGGTGCAGCGATGTCCGTAGGCATCTTTGGACATAAAGGAAGCACCATCGAGGTTGTAAAGTGGCAAGTCAAAGACTAGGCTGGGGTCTCGGATGTAGTCCGATTTATCCCCCAGTCTCACCTGGTATTTAGGGTCTTGGAAGTAGAGTCCAGTTTTCATGTCCGATGTCCTGTTAGACGACCCGATAGAGCACCCTGGCATAGGATGAATTTTTGACTCTGGCTCGACCCTGATTAGCTCGGCTAGTGCGGAACTGGAGTCGGACTTCAAAGGGGACGGCGTTGAAGTTAGCGGAGATGGCAGCAAAGCCGCTTCTAGTCCTCTCATAGTTGGTATCAGCTTCACTGGCAGCCTCGGTCACTTCGGGATGGAGAGCGACCCAGGTGCCGCCGGGGTTTCGGGCTTGCCACTGCCAGCGGAGGTTGGTAGGGAGGCCAGTGGCACCGATTTGTCGAAACCAGGCGGTGAGTCCGAACTCGACGATGATGATGCGGCCGGTAAGGATGGGGTCAACGAGCTTAGTGAAGACATCGGTGAGGACATCAGCGGCGCCGCTGGTAATCTCAGGGCTCCACTGGATACCGTCGGCGGTGAGGTCAGTCGAAACAAGGCGGTCTTCGAAGTCGGTAAAGAAACCAGCGCGGACGGGGATTTCATTAGGACCAACGATAATAGCTCTCATAGTTCACCTCAAAAACAGAATCCAGTCCTTCACAAGGTGAAGGACAGGAGCCAGAAGACAGAATTCTGACTCCTGACTCCTGACTCCTGCTTACACGTCTCTCACTCCTGTAAGCATAGCGGCTTTGACGATGCTGAAATTGGCCAGTCCGCAATACCACTTGATGCGGGTGCGGTTGGCGTCCCTGGTCTCCAGTGGTCCAAGCCGTTCGATTTGCAGCATTTCGGGGCTGGTGAGGCCGGCCACAGCGCCCTCTCCGAGTTCCATGGCGAAGATGGCCGAACAATCGGAGGAAGTACCGACTGTGAGGTTATCCCTGACGAAGTCGGAAATGGCCACGGGGATGCCGTTGAAGTACTCGACCTGCTGGCCAAGCAGCCCTTCACCGATGATGAGGTTGGTGCCGGAGGCACGGGCCAGGCTTACGATCCGGCGTCGGGAGCGCCGGCTCATCAAGAGCAAGTCGGGCCTGGCGCCTCTGACCTGGTCAATGAGCCTGTCGAGGCTGGACAGCGCCAGGGTGGCTCCGTTGGCTCCTGAACCGAGGTGGTTGCCGAGACGGGTTGTCCAGGTGACACCGCCGTCGACCACGGTAGCGCCCTCGACAGTGGGCCAGGTGGGCTGGGCAGTGCCGGTGGTGCCTGCCACGGTGGCTTCGTAGCGGAAGCCGTTCTCGAGTCCGGCGGTGGGGACACGGAAAGCTCCCAGGGCGATAGCGGTGGAGGCTGCCCAGGGGACGCCTCTGATGATGGTAAAGAGTCCGTCGAACTGGTTGGGGTTGGCGGCGTTGTCACCGAAGATGAAGGCGTTCTCGAACTCGTGTCGGACGGCTTTAGCGGCGAGCTCGATGCAGGCGGCCTCGAGGTCCTGGACGTTGGAGCGGGTGGCTTTAAGGAAGTTGTCTACATCGGCGTCCACGCCCAGGACTCTGAGGCTGGTAACTACTTCCTCAAAGGTGGGCGGGCTGGCTGACCAGGTACCGGTGACGGGGGCGTGCCAGGCGGCTGCGGGTAGGGAGCGCTCCCGGTTGTAGCGGAGGCTGTTGCCGGTAATCTGGATGAAGGGAAGGTTCTGAAGGATGGGGCTTTCTCGGACAATGCTTTCGATGATGCCTCGTACGAGGACATCGGTTGCCAGTCTACTGGCTTCTACTAAAGTTATCGACATAGTTTAAATCTCCTTTCTATTTTTTATTTTTTATCTTTTATCTTTTATCTTTGTTGTAGTCCTGCGGCGATCTTCTCTCTGGGGGACATGGCCTCGAGGGCGATCCCGCCTCTGGTGGGAGCTCCCGCCGGGACCTTAGCCTCTTTGGCCTGAGCTTCGAGGGATTTCTTAACGGATTCGGCGATGGTCAAGGCTTTAGCCAGGGTAGCGTCAATCTCGTCGATGGTGCTGCCGGTGATAACGTCGCCGGGGAGGGTAGGGTTGGCGGTCTTGACGGCGCCGAGGTACTTGGCTACGGCTTTGGTGTGGGTATCCTTAAGTGTGGCGAACTCGGCGGTTACAGCTTCGCTTTGTTGCTTCGCTTCGCTTAAGGCTTTCTCGAGCTCGGCTATTCTGGCGTCACGCCTGGTGAGCTCGTCGTGGGCTGTGGCCAGTGCTTTTTTCTCTTCCTCTAGCTCAGCCTTGATAGTGGCGAGGTTTTCGGCGGAGGGAGCTCCGTTCGACTCTGGATTCTGTCTTCTGTCTTCTGTCTTCTGTTCTTGTGGTTTCTGTTCTTCGGGCATAGTTTCTCCTTTCTCTTCGTAGTGATTAGGATATTAGGAGATTAGGAGATTAGGGGGCTCCCTAATCACTTAATTACTTAATCACCTAATCACCTTTCTGAGTTATTCTGGCACTTCCATTTCTGAGGCTATGGCTCTCTCTCGCTCCGCCTCGGGTAGAAGCAGCCCTGAACTCCTTATTCATTTCCAGGATCTTGCGTCTCTCATCGAGCCAACGCTGGAATTCGTCATCGGGGTTGATGATGCCAAGCTCGTCCATAGCGGTTCGGCGGCTGTGGACGCCGGCCTGTACCAGTAGTTGTTCGGTCTGGGCCTGTCGGTCAACGTCCTGTGGCAGGATCGTGCCCCACAGGACCCTGTGCTGGACTCCGTCGAAGTTCTGTCCCAGGAACTGGGTAGCCAGTTTCATGACCATGGCAGTACGTTGGTAATAGGCCTGGGTACGGATGGTGCGTTTTCGTAGTACTTTCTGTAGCAGACTGGTAAGCTCAATACGCAGTGCAGCGCCTGAGATATCTCGTTCGATCCCTCCCCAGGCTGCGCTGGGCATCTCTGATATGTCCTGTAGGGTGCGATAGAGCAATTCGATGTAGTCAATGTGCAATCGGACTCCGCCTCCCTGTAGCAGGTCTAGCAGGTAGGCTTTAGCATCTTCGGGTATCGCCCAGAGGGCACCTGGTTGAACCTTGATATCTTCGGCTGAAGTCACGTTTTCGAGAACTGCAATGGGATTACCAGAAAGTTCGAGAATACGTGAAAGCTGGCTCATGGCCCGGTTAAGCTCTCGCTGGGGCTGTAGCAGGACAGGGATATCGGATTCGCCCCAGAACTCCTTGGGCTTCTTAAGATTGGGGAAGATGACGAACGGGATAAAGCCGTAGGGGTTCGGTTTAGACTCAATGAGGTTGTTATCCAGGTAGAGGTCGAAGTCGTCGGCGGTCCAGAGTTCGGTGATTAGGTGATTAGGTGATTGGGTGATTGGGAGGCCGTAGAGGATGTCGATTTCGTCCTGCGTGAGCGTATAGCGTGAAGCGACCCGCCAGACACGGGACGTGTCGTCGCCTAGCCACCAGGCGAAGATGCCGGAGACGTCGGGGGCGGTGATGCGTATCCGTTTCAGTGTAGTGTCCCAGATAACCTTATAGCATCCGTCTCCGAGGATAGCTGCGTCCACTTCGGTTTCGTAGTCTAGCTGGTCGAGGTTGTTGTCGTGGTGGATTTGGTGCAATAGGCGTTCGACCTGCTGGGCCCTGGTGCGGAGCTCGTCCGTTTCCTGGGCTGGGTAGCAGGCGATGGCCAGGCCCTGGGTGAGGAAGCTGGTAATCTTGTCAATCGAGACTTTGGCGTAGTTAAAGACAAGCTGGCGGTTGCGTGAGGTTCCAGCACTCAGCGGCCCCTGAGTGCTGGACTGCCAGTGTAGGCCGTTATAGAAGTCGAGATTAGAGCGATAGGCCATAAGGCGCTGGATATCCATCTGGTTTAGTTGAGCGGGGTTAAAGCTTGTCCTCGAACGAAGTGAAGGATCAATCATCTCTCAAAACAGTTCCAAGATTAAAAGTTAAATATCAAAATTACAGAGCAAAACCCAAAATTTACTTTGGCACATTGAAAAGCTAATAATACCGCCGCCTCTTTCTGAGATTTTTAGGCTGTTTAATTTTGCCCTAGCTTTGGACTCAGATTTTTTCATTTTGACTTGTCATTTTGATTTTTGAATTTTGAATTCCAACCGCCTTCAGCCATCTCTGTACCGTTCGCGGGCTCACCTCAAATATGCGGGCGATTTCCTTGATGCTCTTGCCTTCGCGCTTCAGTTCCAGCATCCTCTCGCCTCGTCGGCGCTTCAAGAACCTCTCCTTGCCCCAGGGTTCTTCTTCCACGCAATTAGGAAAGGGACAGTTAAGACAGGAGCGAAAAAGCTCGCAGCCCTTGTCTTCGTAGGGAAATTCCTCGGGCAATAACTCCCACAGCAACTTTTCTGCCATATCAGTCTTCTTTATTTGTCACCCCGACCCTGCATAAACTAGCACACTTGTTCTAGCATGGCAAGAGGATTTTGTCGTGCCCAAAATTCTGGCGGCCGATACTTTCCCCCTTAAGGCATGTCCTCGCAAAAGCAAGGATAAGGGGGACAAAAGGGGGTTATGATGCCTGGAATTGCATGACCCTCAAGGGTCGCACCGATATCCCCCTTAAGGTAAGGGGGACAAAAGGGGGTTATGACCACTGTGGGGTATTTCTTCGTAACTCCCCTAGCCCCTCTTATCCCCGCTTTCGCGAGGACAAGTCCTAAGAGGGGAACTGTGCTTCGCCCCACGGCACGAGGCTAACCCGCCTGCCTGCTCGCCGTATGACTCCAGCAGGCGAGAGACTTCGGCAGGCGAGTCAAGCCTTGGCCTGCTTGCGCGAAAGCTTCAGCGAAGGCAAGCGGGCAGGAGCCTGGCACTACGCATTTTGCATTTTGATTTGTCATTTTTATTTTTGACCTTTGATTTTTGATTTTGTTTAGGATTTGGTGCCATTTGTATAGATGGAGTGCCTGCTACCTTCCCGTAGGAGATAGAAACCGTTTGCCTCGAGATATTTCACCAGCTCTCTGCGCTTGACCGACAAGCTATGCCTCTATAAGTACCTGCTCCAACAAGTCTCCCCCAAGCGGGATTTCCTTGCCTTGCTGCTTATATGCCTCCATCATCTCTTGCAGGGCATCCCTGAGCATCGCCCTGCATTCCTCGATGGTGTTACCCTCGGTAATCACCTCGGGCCACTCGATAAGCTGTCCCATATACCCCGAGCTTATTTTAGTATACTTCGCGGTATAGCTTCTCATCACTGAACATTACCTCCAACAGGTCGTGGTGTTAATTATAGCAGCTTTTGGCTGCTAGATAAACCACTTCTCCGGACAAGCCCATGTAAAATGCAAAAAGTAAAAATAAAAATGTAAAGTGACAGAGCAGCGGAAAATAAAAAATCAAAATTCAAAAAGCAAAGATGTAAGGAGGGGGTATAAGCATTTCAAATTTTGCATTTTGGTTTGTCATTTTTATTTTTGACCTTTGATTTTTGATATTGTTTGCTACCTCGTTATATTAGGTATATTGACAAACCCAAGCTGGCTGATATAATAAACTAAAAGCTATTTTGGCAAATTGCCCGGTTTACCTATTGACAAAATAGACATAATAGGTTTAGACTATTAAAAACCCGTAAAGTCGGGAGATTGTTTTTTGCCTGGAATTTAAGAATAAAGGGAACATTAACAATTGAATATCGTTCGCTGAAATCTGCCCGTCATTCTGAGCGAAACCCTGTAGTGCGAGGCTTTAGCCTCGTACGGAGGTGGTGGCATGACTCTCAAGGGTCGCTTCAATATCCCCCTTAAGATAAGGGGGACTAAAGGGGGTTATGAAGGACCCCAAACGTGTGAGATTCTTCGCCTGCGGCTCAGAATGACGCCAATGGGTAAAAATGTGCCTGTTTACCAGTGTAATTGCCCACCCAGCACTCAGCGCCATGAGTGCTGGGCAGGCAACTACAGGATGACACTATCTTTAACTGGAAAACTCATTCTAATTCTCCCTCCCCTAGCGGGAGGGAGTTAGAGGGAGGGGGACCTAACCCTCTCCAGCAAGTGGAGAGGGAAATCCCATCAAGGGAGAGGAATTTATACGAATCATGAGGAAGATTATAATGAATAACAGTGGAAAGGAGGTGATGCCTATGGCACAGTCCCGAACGCGAACCGTCATTGCCAAGCTTGTCCCGAGCGAAGCGAGGGAACTCGCCGAAGCAATCTCCGCCCTCACCTGTCATTGCGAGGAGCCGAAGGCGACGTGGCAATCTCAAAGGATTCGCCAAGGGGAACGAAACAGTGCCTGGCCCGGGCAGCAACCCCTTGCCATGTTTCCTCGCCCTCGACGGGAGAGGATTAAGGTGAGGGTGAAAAGGGCAGCCTGAAATGAGGCAGGCTTAAAACTTGGGTTTACTGATATAAATAAAGAACTCAAACCCGAGGAATGACCTCAGGCAAGAGTGAAAAAATTGTCATGAGTTTTGTTACTGCGAGTGTAAGAATATGTACGACCCTAAAGGGTCGCCTTTCCCCCTTCCTGTCATTGCGAGGCACGGCAGTGCCGAAGCAATCTCGGTGGGGGGACAAGGAGATTGCCACGCCCAGCACTCAACGCCATGAGTGCTGGGCTCGCAACGACAAAACGGCACGACCCTGAAGGGTCGCACTACATCGTGCTCGCAGCTAATAAAGCAGTGACAAATACCATAAATAAGGAGGAATAGTTGACTAAGAAAACACGTTTTAAGTTGAGTGCTTTGTTGGCAGCATTACTGGTTGTCTTGTCATTACTGCCAGCAGCACCTGTATTGGCATCTAGCACGCTAACCCGAAGTCCGGTCAGTGGACCAGCCGGTACTAATGTTACCATTAATGGCACTGGTTTTGCCAACGTTACTGGTATTGTTTGGTTTGATAGCGATCATGATGGGGTCTTTGACCACCCTGTCGAGCCATCAGTTACAGCGAACGCAACTGTGGGTGGTAACTTCTCGGTACACCTGATAGTGCCCACTGTAGCTGCCGGCACTTACTTCATTAGAGCTGATGTGCCGACTGGTGGGCCGGTAGAAGCTTCGATACATTTTACTGTGCCACCCCCGATCATAACTTTAGCCCCGACCAGTGGAGTTCCGGGTACTAATGTGTCAGTCACCGGCGCCAACTTTACGATAGGTGCTAGTGGTATTGTTTGGTTTGATAGCGATGGTGATGGGGTCTTTGACACTGGCGAGCCATCTGTTTCTCCAGTGACAGCAAATGCGACTGGTGGTTTCTTGGTAACCCTGCCACCAGTACCCGCCGTAGCTCCCGGCGCTTACTCCATTAGAGCTGATGTGCCCCTTGGCGCGCCGTGGGAAGCCTCGGCAACCTTTACTGTGGGGGTTACAGCCATAACGCTAACTCCATCCACTGGCCCACCGGGGACATCAGTAACTGTTACTGGAACAGGCTTTACAATCGGTGCTACTGGTATTGTTTGGTTTGATAGCGATGGCGACGGGGTCTTTGACACTGGTGAGCCATTCGCTTCAGTGACGGCAAATGCGACTGGTGGTTTCTCGGTACTCCTGCCACCAGTACCCGCTGTAGTTCCCGGCGCTTACTCCATTAGAGCTGATGTGCCGCTGGGCTTGCCGTGGGAAGCCTCGGCAACATTTACTCTGCCGGCTACAGCCATAGTGCTAACTCCACCCAGTGGCGGAATAGGAACGACTGTAACTGTTAATGGAACAGGCTTTACAGTCGGTGCTACTGGTATTGTTTGGTTTGATAGCGATGGCG